TATTGCCTACTCAGTTCAAGCCCCCCTTCAACCCTCCCTTCAAGCCCCCCTTCAACGGAAAGGAAAGGAAAGGAAGAGGAAAGGAATAGAACTCTCCCCCCTACCCCCCAAGGGGAGGCGAGCGAGAGCGCGGAGGATTTTTACGAGGACAACATGCCCACGCAAAATGCCCAATCGATGCTCGATCTTGAAAAGCGCGTCAGATCGCTCAGGAGCGGCTGGGAGTTGCCTTTGGCATACACAGAGCAAAAACTTCTTTCGGAGGCGTCACGCACCCTTTCCGCGCTCAATTTGGCCCAATGGCAAACCTTGAAGGATTACATGCACGCCAAGATCCCCGAAGGCCGCCCAGCATGGCAGCCACGCACCCGGACGAAGTTCTTGGAAACCGTCGGCGATGTTTGGAACTACGCATCGGAATGGAGGAGGCGCCAAGAGGCATCACGCCCACCGCCGAACACGATCCCGATGCCGGTATCATCGAGGCCAACCATCAGCCGCGAGGAGCTCGCCGAAGTCTTTGGCGATCCTATCAAAAAACAGAAAATGTGAAAATAGGATGAAATCTTTTGCGCCGATCCTCCCAAGGCATCAAATAGCAACAAATCTGCCATGAGCGACGAAGATCCCTACACCATGCGACAAGACCGCGAGGATGCTCGGTACGCGAAAGAGTACCAGGCATGGATCGCAAGCCTCTCGCCCGAAGAGCGAAGGAAGGTCGCCAGCATGGGGATCGACAAGCCTGACCTCGCCCGCTCATCGAATGGCGTCGGCCTCTCACGCGACGCGGCGGAGAGTTCAACCGCATCAACTTGGGATCCCGCCCTCGGCGACATCGAAGTCGCCAACGCTTACGCCGAGTCCTCGACCGAGTACACCATGGAGGTCATCCGAAAGTTCCTCCATGAGCTCGCCCGCCAACGCAACCCATCGCTCACCATCGAATGCTACATGCTCGTCACCGGCGTCGCCTACTCCGGCGATTCCATGACCGACATCGCCCGCCGTCACGGATTGACCAGGGCAGCGGTAAGCAAACGCTGCATCGAGCTCGCCGACATGCTCGGCATCCATGCCAGCCGTGCCATGAAGTCCGAAGAAGCCCGTAAAGCGTACAGCCTCGCCCGAAAGAAAAGCCTCCAGAAATCTAAGATATGAAAATGGAAATCATCACAGAAACCCTAGCCGCCAACCCGACATTGCCGGGCTTTGAGTCGGAATCCGCCGTCGTCACCGAGGTCGGCATCATGTTCGGGGAAACACCACCGACCGACTCTGAGATCGAGGACATCATGCTCAAGGCAGTCCGCATCAGGAACTCAGCCAACTGGGTCATTGGCGATGCCATCAACTACCTTTCAACCTTACCCGGCGGGGAGCAATACACCCGCTGGGCCGAGATCACCGGACTGGAGGTCTCAACCCTCCAGAACATCGCCACGGTCGCCCGCAAGGTCGGACTAGCTAACCGCAAGGCCGTGCTCAAGTTCGAGCACCACAAAGCAGTCGCGGCCCTGCCATCACACGATCAGGACATGTGGCTCAACACCGCCATCAAGAACAAGCTCAGCCGGGACAAGCTCCGCAAGTCGATCCTACTGGGCCGCGTCGCTACCGACGACGACATGCTCAAGCCGGTAGGTGGCGGCATTGATACCGCAGGCGCTCATGTGGCTCGACTCATGGCCTTCGAGCGCAAGCTGGATGAAGACAAGTGGTTGGAGTGGGCGCCGCCCCACAACCTCTACGCCCTGCACCGCGATTTGATGCCAACTATCAAATTTCACACGCGAATCCTCAAGGCGATCGCCAATGCCGGCGACCTCACCATGGCCTCCGAGGTCAGCCGACAGCTCACCGAGTTCACCGAAGCAATCGAAAATCTATGAAAATCGAGCAAATCGCCACAGACAAACTCATACCCTACGCGCGGAATGCCAAGAAACACGACGCTGCGCAGGTCTCCAAGATCGCCGGGTCAATCCGCGAGTTCGGATTCAACAACCCCGTCTTGATCGACAAGGACAACGGCATCATCGCCGGTCATGGCCGCGTGATGGCAGCGCAATCGCTCTCACTCGACACCGTCCCTTGCATTCGCCTCGGTCACTTGAGCGACACGCAGCGCCGCGCCTACATCCTCGCCGACAACCGCCTCGCGGAGATGGGCGGTGGGTGGGACGAGGAAATGCTCAAGCTCGAACTATCGGAGCTTGCCGCCCTCGGACTGGATGTCACCGAGATTGGTTTCGATGCCATACCGGCGGACATGCAAGAAGCGGCGGACCTTGCCGACGCAAAGAAAACCCTTTCGGAAAAATTCGGAGTCCCACCCTTTACCGTTCTCAACGCCCGCGAAGGATGGTGGCAGGATAGAAAACGGGCTTGGCTGGCTTTGGGAATAAAGTCGGAAGAGGGAAGAAACGCACCAGCGGGAGGATCTCCGGACATGCTCGCCAGGCAAAATGGAGAAACTGGAACCAGCATCTTCGATCCCGTTCTTTGCGAGCTTGCCTACCGTTGGTTTTCACCAGAATGCGGAACGATACTCGACCCATTTTCAGGCGGCTCCGTGCGGGGCATTGTTGCCAGCCATTGTGGCCGGCAATATGTCGGAATGGATTTACGCGAGGAACAAATCCAAGCAAACCGCGCGCAATCAAATGTCGCGCAAGACCCGCAACCCGTGTGGCACTGCGGAGACAGCCGAACGATTGATAAAGTATGCAGCGACATCAAAGCGGACATGGTTTTTTCATGCCCGCCCTACGCAAACCTCGAAGTCTACAGCGAAGATCCAAACGACCTCTCGACGCTCAGCTATCCAGAGTTCAAAGCCGCTTACTTTGAAATCATCGAAAAAGCTTGTTCCTTGTTAAAGCCTAACAGCTTCGCCTGCTTTGTGGTCGGAGATGTCCGAGACAAGAAAGGGAACTACTACAACTTCGTGGGCGATACGGTGGAAGCCTTTCGCGCCGCCGGGCTTCACTATTACAACGAAGCCATTCTTGTTACATCATCCGGATCTGTAGCAATGAGAGCGGGCCGACAATTTGCCGCCAGCCGGAAACTTGGCAAGACCCACCAAAATGTTTTGGTTTTCAAAAAGGAAGAGGAACATTTCGAGGCAACGCAGCAACTCACGCCAGCGCATCAAAACATTTTAGTTTTTGCAAAGGGCGACGGGAAAAAAGCCGCCGCAAACTGCGGAGAGATAGCCGCCACCATGCTCGCGCTCGACGCTGAAGAACTCGAAAATCCATGAAAATCGAATCCCCAGACGACTTTGACCTTTCGGTCCTCGACACAAATCTGGGGCTCGAAGACATTGAAGATTTAGAATTTAGCGAAATCGAATCAAAGGAACCGCCCACGGGGCTCTTCCCACTAAAGAAAAACCACTTCCTCCAACAATTTCACGAAGCAAAGGCAAAAGACAAAAGCAAAAGAAGAGGAGTCAAAAGGTACATCAAGCCAGAGAATGCCAAACAGGTTCTCGCCTACCTTCCAGAGACCGGAGACACCACGCACGCAGTCGTGCGCGGTGATTTTGTGGTGGGTGATATGATCCCGGTCATCCTCAGAGGCAAACCTGCCAGCTTAGTTCAAATCACCACGCTCGGCATGAGTGAAGGAAATGCCAAGATGCTCGCTGAATTAAAAGCCAAGGGACTAATTCAAGACCTCAAAATCATGGTCTCGCACTATTTCGCCAGCGTTGATGCCGAGAGCACATTCGCCCGAGTCTGTCAGATACTGGGTCATACACCAACCATCACACGGAACCACACCAAAGTCATTCTCATTGCACAGGATCCTGATTACTTTGTGATTGCTGGATCGGCCAACCTTCGATCCTCCGATAATGTCGAGCAGTTCGCAATCTGGAACGACCAACAGGTTTTTGATTTCCACCGGGCATGGATAGATGAGCTCGCTGAACACTACTCAAAAGACCATAAGGAATCTTTTAAGGTAGGGGGCCGAGAGCGCGGCTTTGCGGACCTACATTGAAAAAATGTGAGAAAACTCTTTTTGACCTTACACCTCGGTCAGTTGACAAGCCATGGACATCAACTCTGAACAGTACAGCCGCATCCGCAAAGCGAATGTGGCCAACATCCTCAAAAAGCTCAAGGAGGGCAAGACGCTTTCACGCGATGACTGGTCGCAGATCGAGGACTACAAAGCCAAAGCCGACAAACCGATCGAGGATGTCACCGAGATCAAAAAGACCGCGAAAAGCTGGGTCGAGCTCGCCGAGGTTTTGGGAATTGCTCGCCAGACCGTCGATGTTTGGAAGAAGAAGCCGGGATCACCGAAGCCGCGGTCGAACGGAACCCATGATGTCCTCAAGTGGGTGGCCTTCATCAAGGCCGAGGGGCTCGCGGCCAAAGGGCAATCCGAAACACCCGACGAGGCCGAGCTTCGCCTGCGGAAACTCTTCGCCGAGGTCGAGGACCGCGAGCTCAAGGTGCTGGTTCGCAAGGGGCAGTTCGTCCCGATCGACGCGGTGCGTGAGCGCTGGTTCTATCACATCGGACAGGCAAACGCCCTGCTTCGGAACAAGCTCGAAAACGAATTGCCGCCGCTGCTGGTCGGCAGAGATGCGGTCGACATCCGCAAAGAAAATGCCCGAGTGGTCGACGAGTACATCGCGATCATGAACTCCGGCGACCAAAAGAAGATCCCAAAACTTGAAACTAGAGGACGAAAAAAATCCGACGACCGACCTGCTCGATGACATCCTGCGGGCCGGCCATGTGATCACCGACCGCCGCCCGCCGTGGCAGTGGTGCGAGGATCACATCGAGTCGATTCCCTACTCGCCGATACCCGGTGGGTTCCAATCAGGCAACACACCATGGATCCGCGAGCCATTGGAGGCGCTGGCAGATCCGTCGATTTCGCTGGTTTCGATTATCGCGGCGATTCAGGCGGGCAAAACCATGACCGCCGAGCTTGGATCCTGCTGGATCGCGGCGAATGCGCCCGGACCGATGCTCTGGCTCGACCAGACAGACTCCGACGCCAAGGACCAGATGGAAAACCGCTTGCAGGTGCTCTGGAAGCAATGCGCGCCGATCCGCGAAATCCTCCCGCGCCAGCAAGGGACCGAAAGGCACAAGCTCAAGCGAAACTCGGTCGCATTTCTCAACGGCATGACCGGCTGGGTGCTCGGTGCTCACTCCAAGACCAATCTCCAACGCCGATCGATCCGCTGGCTGATCGGCGATGAGACCTGGCGCTGGCCATCCGGTC